GACGTCGGTGGCCGCCAGGGTGATCCCGATCGTGAGGATTGTCGTGTCATTCGCCGGCAGGCTCGCGTCATACGCAAGGTAGTGCGAGTTTGCGAGCGTCGCGCCGGCGGGCCTGATTGCCACGCGGTACGTTGTCGATGTGTTCGCCAAATTGGCAATCGTGATCGAACTGCACGCCGCCGACGTGGCCGACGGCACCGTGTATAGCGCTGTCGCCGTTGTGGCCGCAGGATTCGACTGGCCCAAGACTTTGTGTGTTTGCGGCATCAGCCACCCATAAACAAAAAGGGATGAAACGGAATGAAGTCCAAGCGGCTTTGACTCAGCGTGCCGCTCGTCAGGTCTGATGCCGAAGAGCTTCCGCCGCCGCCGCCACCACCTGCTGGGCCTGTCGGTCCTGTCGCACCAATAGAGCCGGTCGGTCCAGTAACAGTGGACGCCTCGCCGGCGGCTCCAGTTGGCCCGGTCACCGTGGACGGTGCGCCGTCCGCGCCGGTTGGTCCCGTCACTGTCGAAGCCGCACCGGTGGCGCCGGTTGCTCCAGTCGGACCTGTCACAGTGGACGCTGCGCCGGAAGAGCCGGTTGCCCCAGTGGGGCCAGTTACGTTTGACGCTGCACCGCTAGCGCCAGCAGGCCCGGTGGGTCCGGTAACCGTTGATGCAGCACCGGCTGGGCCAGTTGCGCCAGTCGGACCAGCTGACGGCGAAGCAGGCGCCCAAGCTGTCCCGTTCCACGCTGCTACTTGACCAGACGCAGCACCGGACTGCGTCAGCGCGCTTAGCGCATGCGTATGCCCGACTGCGGCTTTCCCAATCAGCGCATCCGTCAGGCCAGAAATGCTGGACTGCGGCACGTTGAACAGGATCAGTTGGTCATTGATAACGCCGAAACCAGTGCCGTAATTAAGGCTCAACGAAGCGGCAGTACTGGTGCCGCTGTTGGCGAGTGGCGCCGAGACGCTGACGACGCCAGCCGACCCGGTTGCGCCTTGCGCACCAACAGACCCCGTTGGGCCTGTTGGCCCGCCGAACTCGTCCCACGTCGTCAGGTCGCTGCCCAACTTGTAGATCGTGTCTGCGGCAGTGACATAGACGAGCATTCCTGCCTCACGCCGGCCGGCAGGGATCGCATCCCGTTCAGTCGTGTCGGCAACGGTGCGGTATCCGCCTTGGCCGTATTTCGCCAAATGGCTGGCGTGCGTGTCCGTCGTATCAAACGGAACGACAGGGGCAATGACGTTCGTTCCCTTTATTTCGCTCACGACACAACCACCTTTGCGTTTCCGGTGATGGCGTATGTGGAACGGTAAATCGTGTAGCTTGCCGCAGACTGTGACGGGAACGTGATTGACCTAGTGGTCGTTTCCCAAGCAGACGTGAACAGACCGTTCACAGTGAACGACGCTGCGCCAAAGGATGCGGGCAGCACGAAATACAGGTGCTGGCCGGAAGGCGACAGCGTCCGCGACTGCCCGTTGTTCCCGGCAAGGTCGCTTGAGAACAGGTCAACGATCTGCTGGTTAGTCACGGACGTCAGCGCCGACACGCCCCAATAGCGTTGCTTGAGCGTCGGCAGAACGGCGGAACTCTTGTCGGTGGCAATCGTGTGGACGCGCACGCAGTTGCGGTACGGATCGGCGTAACGAAAAACAGGCATGCCCGACGGGCTCGTCACCTCATACGTCAGATCCACGCCGTCAATTGTCTCAACGACTGTGTCGTGCCTGGCAGGCTCACCAAACGGTAGGCTGGAAGTCTTGATGATGAAATCGCGTGATTGCCACGTCTCGATGACGCCTGACTGTGACTGGGCCTCAAACGTCGAACTGCCGACCGTGGCACGGACCTGGGCGTAGCTGTTGCCCCGGTGATAGGTGCAGAGACTGGCCGCAGAGTCCGCCAACCGATTGGCCAGCCACGCCGCGCCGGTCTGGAGAAGGTCGGACACGTATCACCTCACTGCGCAAGAGCCCCCGAGCCGCGCGAGTGAACGCAGCGGCTTCGGGGGCTTGCGTGGGAACGACTACTTGTTCAACAGCACGTGAACCGTGGCATCACCAGCGGCACGGGCCTTGGCCAGCTTGCCGGCGGCAACGCCGGTTGAAGCATGGGCCACGCCCGACGTGGCGTACCAGTTGATGGCCGAGCCCTGCGCGCCGGTTGCGCCGGTCGCACACGGAAGCTCGAACACGCCTTCGACAGCCAGAGCGCCGAGCGCACCAGCGGCGATCGGCCGCGGGGCAACCGCAACCATCGCACCGATCACGACCACCTCACCAGCCGCAACGGCGGCGGCGGGCGTGTGGTCGAGCAAATCGCCATCAGCAACATAGGAAGCCATTAGAAAACCTCGCAGGAAAAAAGTGGTTGTGGATAGTCAGGTTGCCGGGCGGGCTTGGGCTCCCGCCCGGCAACTCCGGTTGATCTCTGGACTAGACGTCCATCTTGACGCCGCCGAGGTACTCAGCCTTGGCAACGCCAAAGTCGAAGTAACCCCTCATCTGCACGCCGAGCGTGTTGAAGTCGGCTTCCGCCGTCTCCACGATCGGGCTCTGCACGCCCTGGAGGAACGCCACTTCCATCACCGGCAGGTCAGCCGGCGAGGCAAGCAGGTAGTAGTCCGAAGCATTCGTCAGGTAGGCCGAACCGACCACCTGATAGCGCCCGGCAAACACGTTCGCGGACGGCTGTCCACCCGTGGCGCCGCTCTGGATCAGGGCGGAACCCATGATCTCGGCAGCGGTAACCTCAAGCTCCGGCGGAACCAGCAGCACGCTGGGACGAACCGCGATGGGGTTGCCATCGGGATCGGTCAGCTTGCGGAACAGCTGAACCGCTTCCTTCAGACCAGCGATCGACAGCGCCGTGGCGCTCGTCTTCTTGTTGCCACGCGCCGTGGTGAAGAAGGCCGAGTCATCAAGGAACGCAGCCCAGAACACGTCATTGAGCTTCAACGCACCGCCACGGCCGATCCGCTGCGGAACAGCGGTCAGAGCGCCGAGGTCGTCGTTGATGAGATCCGTGCGGGTGACCGACGTCATGATGCCGTAGGTGTCGGCACTGATAGTCCGCGACTCGTCAGAAGCGGCAGCGTTCTTGAGTTCGCCGCCGTTGGCGACCTTCTCAAACTTGAACCCGCCGTTCAGCCGGTAGCTGGTCACCGACTTAAAGTCGTTGACGCTGCGCACCGCCGAGATCGACCGCCACGTGGACTCAACGCCGTCAAAGCCTGCCAGGAGGAACTTGTTAACGGTGCTGGACAGGATGCCGGCGATCGAGTGGGTAGCCCACGCAGCCGCCAGGATCGGACGCAGGGTCGCAGCGGTCAGGCGGCGCGGGCCGTCATAACCGTTCGCCTCGGCAGCCGCCAGAAGCACCTCGCCAAGCGTGGTCGAGCGCTGCACCTTGTGGGCAGCCTCAAGCGTCTCGGCGGAATACTTCTTCTCGACATTCGGCAGCCCGCCCTGAAGGGCGAAAGACGCCTCGATCACTTCCGCCGTGGGGGCGGCCTTCGTCGCAACGTGGACGGCCGGCGGGGCCGGGCGCTCGTCGCGGGTCGCGTTCAGCTTCTGCATGTCTTCGACTTTCTTGGTAAGGATCTCGATCTTGGCCTTGAGTTCGTTGGTCTCGCCGGCTTCGACCTTGGGGGCTTCCACGGCGACACTCGCCGTGGCTTCCACCGCAGCAGCCACAACGGGCTCCTCGGCAGGCGTCTGGTTGGCGTTGTCCGCCATGGTGATCTCCTCGTCGGCTTCCGCCGCGATGGCAACGCTGGTCTCCGCGTCAGCGCCAAGAGTGACGAAAGAAACCTCACGGAGACTTGAGGCTTTTACGATTCGCACAGGCCCGACGTGGGCCTGTCCGTTGACGGTTGCGACTGCGTCGGCGTCGATCTTCTGATGGCGCCGAACGTCTGCGCCAACGGACGCTTGCCACTGATAGCCACGCTCTGCCAGCGCCAGCACTTGGCGGGCCGTATCGCTGTCGGCAAGGATCTCGCCTTCCACGATCAACTTGCCGGCTTCCACTCGGACGCTGTCGGTCTGGCCGAGGATGCTGCCAAGGCCGTAGTCGTGGCCCAGGACAATCGGCAACTTTTGCTTGAACGACATTCCGGCCAGGTCGATCACGACCGGCTCACGGGACCAGCCTTGGCGGATCTGCGAGCCCGTGTAGGCTTCGATCGAAAACCGCTTCGGCGCTGCGGCGGCATCGCCATCGGCGGCCGTCAGGAACGTCACGCGAGTGTCGAGAGAAATCTTGTTCATCAATCAAACTCCCAGACGGTGTCGATGTCGTCGGTTTCGTAGATGCCGAGCCAGTTCATGCGTCGGCTCCCTGCGGCTGGCCGTTTTCGTCCAGCGTTCCGCCGTAGTTCGTTTCGGGCGTGAAATCCACGAACAGGCCAAGTTCGTTCATCAGCGCCACTTCAGCAGCACGCTGCCGCAACTCAACGTCCCACTGCTTGCCTTGCTTGGCGTATTCAGCCGCCAGCGTGGTGGTGTGCGTTCGCAGCCGCGTTTCTGACGCCGTGGCTTCCTTGGCCGGGTCCACGTGATCCTTGCCGTCCCACTGCCACGACCAGTTCCATTCGGAGAACGGCGGCAGGGCGCCGGGCAGCACGCCGGCCAGGCTCGCTTCGTTGACCCACGCCGCAAGCAGGCGGTCGAGCAGGACACGCTCTAGCTGGTCACGGTCAACGCGCTCGTGCATGCCAGCAATCTGCCAGTCCATGCGGCTGGATGCGTAGTTGTATTCCGACGAATTGAGCGCGGCGACGTTGAACGGGATCTGCAGGCAGCGGGCGATCTCGTTGAGAATCTGCTTGACGAACGCCGGGTACTGCGTGGTGGGCTGTTCCGCCCGCAGTTGCGAAATGTCCCAGCCTTCCGGCAGCGTCACCATCGACCGCTTTTCGATGGGCATCTCTGCAAACGCCGTCACTTCGTCAACCTCGGCGGCAGGCGAATTGCTGTGGAGGAAAGCGGCGAAGTCGGCGGCAGTCTCAGCCGCGGCGATCACGGCGTCGGTGTAGCGGCGCAGCTGCCCGAACAGCTTCAAAGCCGGCGCTACTTCGGGAATGCCACGATGCTGACCCGGCCGCTGGGCGCGGAACCAGTGCGCCATTTGGTTGGCGGGCACCCGCTGGAACTGCAGGTTATTGACGCGGTAGTTGCTGCCGGGATGGAAGTTCAGCACTTGGTACGCAATGACGTTGCCGATTGCGTCGAACTCCAAGCCGTCAACTATGTTCCCTTCCGGCGTGATCGTCTGCGACATCAACTCGGTCGGCGTTGCCACCATTTCGGCTTCGACAAGCCGCACGTCGAGTTGCACGCCCGGCAGGCGAGGATTGGAAATCATCAGCGCGAACGCTTCGCCATCCACGACCAGCGCCTCGCGCATCGTCCGCAGCTTCGCCGGCAGGTCGATTGACCACGACCAATCGAAAAACAGCCGCTCTATCGCGCGGTCGCTTTCAGCATCGCCAGTGTCCAGCTGCAGCCGCGGCCCGGTGCCGATCAGACTTGCCGCCACGCTGCCGGAAATGCCCGCCAGCCAAGAGTTGTTTTGGCGTTCGTAACGGGCGCGGTTCCGCAGCGTCCGCCGCACGTTTGGCGACAGTGCAGCGTCCGCAGCGAATGCATCCGCCGCAGCCCAGTGCCGGTAGTCGTCGCCCTTCTCCGCGGCGTCGAACTTCGCGCGGACGCGCACGGGCATCGGCTGCGCCGCCGGCTTCGATTTGGCCCAGAGGTTGCCGAACAGACCCATTCAGATCGTCCCTGGCGGAACCAGCTTGTTGAACCGCAATCCACGCCGCGTGTTGGTGGCAGACGACGTTGCGGCGGTCTTGCCAGACAGGTACTTGTCGGCCTCGATCATGTCCGCCAGGGATTGCGACTCGACTTCGCCCGCATCAGTACGGACGCGCTTCGGGCCTTGGGCCGTCTCGGAAATCTTGTCGCGCAGTTCGTCGCTCATACCGGCGACGGTAGACGAATGGCAATGCTCACCGGCAGGGGGTGTGGCTACGTGCCAAGCCGCTTCAGCGTGATGACGCGCTTGCCGGAACCGCTGGCAGGAATCTCAACCTTCCGGCGCCGTCGTCCGCCAGCCTCTGTAGCCACCGGCTGCACACCCGCAATCGACGCAGACACAGCGGCACCAACCAGACAGTCCAGCCAGTGGTTGTCACGGCCAGCCATTTTCCATTCGTCCACGACTCGGCCACGTGCTTCGGTCCGAACTGGGTATTCAGCTGTCAGGTGTTCAAACAGCAATTCATGGTCACCAGCGTGGAACGCAATGGCTTCTGGATCGCCTAGCTGCAACCGCAGACGGGCGGCGCAGAACGTCTTCCAATAGTTGGTGTCATAGAGGCACGACCGCTGACCTTCGGATATTTGCCCAACTTTCCAGTTGATTCCGATGCGGTCGCCACGCCCCTTCTTTTCGCCAATCGGCTGGCTTGAAGCGCCGATGCCCTTGCCGTGGCTAGGCAGCACGCTGCCAGCAAACGGCGACCGGCGGCAGAACGTCCGCACGGTGGACGTACTCTGTCCCCAGTTGGCGTCAATCATCAGCTGGCCGATCCGCATGGCGGCGCCGTCCTCGCGCTTCCAGTCCCGGCCCAGTAGCAGCTGCGTAACGGCCTCCAGCCCAGCGTGTAGTGCCGCCTCGAAACCAGCGCCCTTTGCCGCTAGGGCTAGCGTCCGCTTGGCGTGCTTGGCCTCAAAGAACGATGACGCCTGGTCAGGGTAGGTGCCGTAGGCCACCACGTGACCACCAAAGGACTGGTTCCACGAAGCCACCAGCCAGAACAACAACTTTTCTTGCACGTCCACGAACGCTGTCAGCGTCTGGTGGTCAAGCGGCACAACGCCACGTTCCACGTTGGTTGCCCGCAACGCCAGCGACCGCTTGTCCAGCTTGTCACTGGCTATGTCATCGGCAAGCGGCTGATTCTGGTACTCGGCCATGAAAGCCGATTCACCACGGTCAATCCGCAGGTTCCAAGCGTGATGGATCGCGGACAACTCGTCCGCGTTCCGCCGTTCCGGCCACGCCACGCGCGCTCCGGAATCCATGGCAGTTTGGTTTGCACGGTAGAAGTCGTCCGCCGCGGCTGTCCCGGTCCCGTTCCGCTGACCCTCGCGCCGCAGTTCTGCGTACTGGCTCCAGAGTTCTTCCGCAGTCGGCCATTCGTAGACCAGCTTCGTCCGCTCGCCCTGCCACGATGGATGCTTTGACCGATCAAGCAGGCGGTCGGCCAGGTCATCGGGACGGATCACCGTGATGGTCGTGAGCCCGGCGATTTTCGCGCCCGGCCCGGCAAGGCCAAGGATCGCACCTGACAGGATCTTTTCCCGCGTGGCGCACTGGGCAGGGCTACCGGCTGATTCGTCCGTCTGCGGGTCGTCAATCAGCACCAGCGATGGTCGCACCGTCTTGCCGTCTGGGCGGGTGTGCTTGATGCCACGGATGCGGCCCGTGATCCCCGCGACACGCACGCAGGCGCCGGCCGATTCCGCCTTGGCAACCCATGGCAGCGTGATCTGGTCGGCGGTCCACTCGATGTGCGTAGGCTCACCGGCAGAGGTCTGCCCCCGAGCGCGGGCCGTGATCCCTTCCAGCGCCCGCACTGGGAAGGCGGCTGACGGGAAGTCTTCCAGCAGCAGGTCGTTTTGCTCAAGGTGGCTCTTGATGCTGTCCAGCATCTGGCAGGCAATCGCCTGGTCCGAGCCAATGAGCATCACGAAAGGCCGATGCCCGTAAAGCATGGCCCAAAGGCATGCCCATTCGCAGAGCGTGGATTTGCCGGAACCACGGGGCATGGCGAATGCAAACAACTCGCCGCGCAGGACCGCGCCTTCAATCTTGCCTATCGCCGTCAGGTGGTCCGCAGACCACGCCAGCGGGAAGGATTCGCCGCCGTATGTCTCGCAGAACTTGCGGAAATCATTGCGGCAGGACTCGCGCCGTTTCTTGTCTTTGACCGGCGGTATGGAGCCGATGTCGCGGCCGGCGGCGCCGACCATGCGCGAGCGTTCCCCGGTCCTGCGCTTGATGTCGTCATAGCGGGCCTTGGCTGCGTCAGTGCGTTTTTTCTGGTCTGCTCGAACTGCCATGGTCAGTATGGGCTAAAAAACGCGCGATTTTAGGGAGGCTCGCCGGTGAGGCTTCCGTCGATTTTGGCCGGAAGGACCCGTGAAATGCGTGCGTCTATGGTGGCGGAAGTCCTATAAAACTAGGCTTTCTCGCACGTCGCATTCGTTTCGCACTTGTTTTCTAGGCATTTTCGCACTCAATCTTCACGACTGTCATTGCTTCATTTCCAAATTGTTTCCTTGCAATCACAGTCGCAACCTGCTGATCGTCGTGCCACGCAACTCCATTCAGAGCGTCTTCAATCCCTTTGATGCAGTTGCTGACGTCTGGCCTTGGCAACTTCGGTGCGTTCTTCTTCAAACCGGATTTGTTCCAATGCGATTTGGGACGCTCGAACTGCAGCACTAGTACAAGCGTCAGTGGCTCGGCATCTGTTGGCGTAGCCCCTGCTTCAATCGCAGCCTTTGCTATTGCGGCCCTATAGGCGTGAATAGCAT